ATCTCCTCGGTCAAGATTCCCAGCCCTTTCTTGAAGGCGCCTTGAACCTTGGCCTTGATCTGTGTTTTCGGAACTACCACACGCATGACATCACCCCAGCCCGATTTCCCAGTGGTGGAAGCGGTCCGTGTCATCATACAGCGCGTCCACCGAAAGGACCGTATATTCAACACCGCGCACGGTCACAAATACGTCTCCCCCGCGCAGGTGGGCAGAATCGAAAGCCCCGCGCCAGTCAAACGCGGTCGAATGCCTGGCGTCCGCGAAGAGGATAGACGTTAGCTGATGATCCGTGTTGTTCGTGCCCTTGACGATCCTGTCCGTCGGCTGCAGATGGACATGCTCCACCGTGAAGCCCTCGAAGGTCTGATTCTGGTACAGGTCTGTCCCCGTGCAGACTTTCACCTGTGCTGTACTCCGGAGGATCCTGCTCGGGATCGGTCGCAGCATGTCACCACCACCAATCCGGCCCGGTCGCCACTTGCGGAGCCATCAGGCCCGTCTGCTCGAGATACATCAGCACAAGGGGAGACACATTTTCCGCCATAGCGCCGCGCCGCACAAGGTCGCTTCCGGACTTGCCGGAGACGCTCACCTTTCCAACAGTAAAGCCCCGATCATTCCCTCCTGCGACAGAGTCAAGCCCGTTCACGGCGAAGTAGTCAACCTGCGCACAGATCGCCTTCTTTACCAGAGTCTGCTGTGTCGGGTGCAGGGAATAGATGTCAGGCTCCACCGCCTGCCAGCGAGTCATAGCGCCTATGACATCAGCGGCGCGGGCATACAGCGCGGGGAACGAGGTTTCCGACGCCTCGCTCCCCTTGTAGACGTTGAAGTAGTATTCATAGTCTACAATCATCGCTGTACCTCCCTTTTATCAGGCGCCAACGACCTCGGTGGTATTGCCGCCGGCGACGACATAGCCGGTCTCAGCGTTGACCAGGGCGACAGTCACATACTTGCCAGCGGTCTGGCTGGTCAGAGTGACAGGCAGCGCGTCAACCTCGGTCCAGGTCTTGGAGGAATCCGGAACCGCGCCATAGGTCAGGGAGACGGCCGCGGAGGCGCCGGCGGTATAAACCAGCTTCAGGCCCTCGTCGATGGTGCCGTTCTGGCGGATGCCGTGGCCGGTCACGTCAATCACGGTGGCGCCGGAAGCACTGCCGGCGGTAGAGGTGACGGTCAGGGTGCCGGCGGAAGGACCACTGGACAGATGCGCAAAAACGCCCGCCTGCCGCTCGTTCAGGATGAACGCGCCGTAGTAGTAGCGCTCATAGTACAGATATTTACCCTTACTCTGCGCGGTCGGCGCGCTCATCAGCGCGGTTTCGTACTTGATCGGAGCCGCAACGGCCATCGGATCAACGATGACAAAATCGATCTGCGCAGCGCTGGCGTCCACAGCCCAGCCCTCGGTGAAGTTATACGCGGTCTTCATCATCTCGGCCGGAACCTCGACGATCCGCACGCCATCCAGACGGGCGACATTGCGGTCAACGGCCTGGATGCCATTGGTCACCTCGATAAACCGGGTGAGGCCGGTAGCCTGCTTGAAAAGCTTATAGGTCGCGGGCGTCATATAGCACACGCAACGGTCGCGGTTCACTCGCTGGTTGGTCATGTAGGCCAGCGCATCATCCCAGACGGAAAGCGCGGTCGCGGAGGTCAGAGAGGCGGTAGAAGTGCCGCCGAAAGCAGAAGCGAATTCGGCCAGCTTAGAGGCCATGAAGGCGTCCATTTCAGGGATCTTCTGGAACTCGACAAAGGCGCGGGTGATGTTCGCAATCGTCGCCACGCCGTCGGTCTCCTGCATGTCCATCGGGTCCACGAGAGTGTCCCACTCCCGGTCCATCTGCAGTTCGACCGGCTGCCAGGTGTTATTCCAGTTGCGGCTGAAAGTGCCGGTGATCTGATCGCGGCTCACGTCCTTAGCGCCGGAGGTGGTCACGGTCGGAATGTACATCGTCTTGCCCATACCGGGCTTGTACCTGTTGCTGTTGTCGCTGGCCCAGATATCCGCGAAGTAAGACAGATAGGGATAAGCAAGCGCGAGCGCCTGCGAATACTCAGCGGCGTAGTTAACGTTTGTCTGAGTGAATGCCATGGATCATCATCCTTTCTTTGGGCCGAAGCCCCACGCATTAGAGAAAGCCGCCACCGCGCCCTCTTCGCCCTTCGGCATGGATCCCTGCGTAGGCGCTCCGAAAGTTGGTTTCGGCTGCTGGTTCGTCGGAGGCGCGGTGAAGTACTCCTCATACTGTCCGCGGATCTCCGCAAGCTGGTCCTTCACGGGTTTTGCCCCGTCTCCGCGCTGGATCATGCCATAGACGGCCTCGAAGAATTTCGGCTTGACGCCTGCATACTCTTCAGAGGTTCGCGCCTGCTGCATGGTTCGATAGGCGTCAAATTCGCCCTGAAGCGCTCGATATTCCTCGCTCTGCTTCGGATCCGGCTTGACAATGCCCTTTTCCCATTCAGCCCGCGCCGCCGTCAGGGCGGTCTCCTGCGCCTGTGCCGCCGCGCTCTTGGACACATAGCCGTCATCCAGCGCGCGCCCGTACAGAGCCATGATCTGCTCAGTACGCTGCTCTGGTGTTGCGCCTTCGTCCGCCATGATCTTACTGATCGCGGCCCGTGTCATAATGTTCCCCATTGACCCTCCTTTTTACGGTGCGATAGAGTGATGCACCGATGCGAGTTTAACGCCCCGCCGGGCGTGAGTTGTATGATAAAAGCGCCTTGCGGCGCTCTTGTCATCATGCCTTGGGTGTCGTCTTGCGTTTGGGTGCCTTTTTAGGCGTTTCCGAGGGCTTCTCGGCTGCAGGTGTGTTGTTGTTCGCGCTGAGCGTGTCAGGCGGCAAAACGGCCCCACAGGCGCAGCAAATCAACACACAATTCACGCTCTTGATCTGCTTGTGTTCGCAGGACATGCTATTCACCCTCTTTCATGCGTCCGTAGGTGGTCATCACAATCCGCCCGTCGTTCGTTTCATCTTGCTTGCTTTCCTCCCTCTCAAGTTCTTCGGCGAGTTTCAATAGTTCGCCAAGCGGGTCAAAGACGATCATCTTTTCAGTCACTTTCTAACAGCTCCTTCAAAGACTGCCCTTATAACCGGGTCAATCCTGTCACCCTCGCCAAACCACCATGCGGAGAAACTTTCTGCGATATATTCATTGTTATCAGAAACTGCATATCCAGAAATTCCGCCGCCAAATGTTCTGCGGCTTTCCGCGAGCCCGTCGTTATACTTGATCCTGCCGCCGAATGCGTCTACCAATTGAGTCCTGAATATTTTGTCATCCAGCATATGGCCGCATTCGTGTACAAATGTTCCTTCAACAAAATCATAGCTTTGAGAGACACATTGCCGTCTTGTTGTCAGAAGGGCTTGCAGATATTCCCGCTTTCTTCCCGTTGCTGTTGCAAGTAATCTTTCCACCCCGTCAAGAACAGTTTGGGTCAGGCTGTCAATCTCTGCTTTGTGTGCGGCAAACACGGCAGGGCTCTTGTAATAATTCGGGTTAATGAACAGATCGCCGGCTCCCCATCTGTAAGCGGCTTCCGATGTGCTGTTCCTAAACAGTTTTGAACGCATGTTCATCGGCTGAATGGATTCAAGGCGATGTGCGCCGAATGTCCTTTCCATGTCGCCAAGCACGCGGTTGCAGGTATTGGCATATTCAAGCCCGATTCCTCTATAAGAAACAGACCCGTTTTCTTTGACAAAGCGCTTTGCGGCTTCCTCTGCTTCCTTGATCGTTGCAGCCGGTACAAATTCTGCTTTAACCGGTCCAGGCGGCAAAGGTTCATCAACCTGCTCGGCTTTCTCGGAATCCGGGATTCTGATTTCCGGCTGCATTTCCTGCGCCTGCAGCTCAAGCTGCTTTTCGATCGGCTGCGCCTGCTGCTCGAAGAATGTCCGCATCTGCTGCTGAGTGTCCCGCGGGAACTCGGTCACGTCGTAGGTATCTTCCGGCGGGAATGTCGCGTTGACCGGCGTGTATTCGCGCTCCTTGCGCCTCGCGCGGCCGGTCCTGTCGCAGAACTCGTCAATCTGGTAGGAGGCTTCATCAACGCGCGCCTGCTGCGCCTTTATCAGATCCTCCGGCGCGCCTTGGGCTTCGAGGACGGAAAGATTTCTTTTCTCCTCGCGAAGGTGCCTTTCCAGCGCCCGCTGCTGCTGGCTCTCCTTGTAGGTCTTGTCGTTCTCCGCTTCGCTCTGCGGGCGGCCCTTAATGGTGCTGAAGCCCGGTATAAAGGTCATCGGATAATGCATGCAGTTGACGCCAAACAGGCCGGCGGCTTGTCCATAGGTGGTCTCTGACTGC